GATACATTGCGTATACTAATGCTAGTAGTAATATTTCCATGGTGATAGTGATTATTGTGTTAGGTGAATAATTAGCACTACTATTGCTGATGTAAAAAGTAGGCTCATTGTAATTGTAATTAGGTTGCAGATGGTAGTTTGTGTTTTGCTCATGTCTTATTTGTTTTTGTTATTATATTGCAAGTATACGGAATATATATTAAATGAAATGATTTGTAAATGCTTGATAATCAATGCTTTAGGAGTACAAATGTCAGTATGTCAGTACTATTTTTAGGGTAAGTTGGCGATTTTAGGATAAAAAAGGTGGCAATTTGTACCCTGATTTTCAGCAAGTTAGGGCAATAAAGAGTAAAAAGGGCAAGATTTGACTGCTAATTGGTGATGATTTACAAGCTAATTACAATTTATTTTTAAGACAATTTGGCAGGTTTATTAACATTATTTATTAACATAGCTAAGTGACTGATTGTCAAGGTGATAGTAATTGATACTGCTTGTAAGTGCCTGTGTACCAATAGAGTACAACCTCAGGACCTTTGATGTGCTATGTAGTGTTTCGTACTGCAAATGTATTTGAGTGGCTTAGAAGTCTTTAAAACAAGTCTTTGTATTTGTGTGTGTATGTACTACTTATGTATGATTTAGATTAGGTTGTTTAGTTGGGTGTATTATCTCACTGCTTTACTTGTGCGAGTGCGACCCCTCAACCGCTTGTACGTTGTGTGCTGAGTCCATCAGGATGTTATGCGTGCATAGTATTAGTTGGTATGGTCGCTCTGACTCATTAAGATACATAGATTAGTTTAGGTTAGGGCTTGACCGCTACGGAATTAGACCTACCCCGTTTAGGGATTGCGTTTTGTGTATGAAAAGTGTAATGGAATAATAGTATATAATACCCAACCCCTGTGTATCTCACGTTTTTTTAAAAAAGGGTACCCTGTAATATATATGTATTTATATATGTATATATAGCAATGCTGTAGCAATGCTGTAGCAATGCTGGGGCATGCTAGTTTTCTTTAGTGAAGTCTAGTGGGGTAAATGTAGATTCTCCAGTAAATTTATTAACTCCTGTTACTGGGTCTACGACACTTGAGCCTTTACCTGCAGATGACGGGCTAAGCATCATAGCTAAAAGGTTTAGTCTTGCTCCTCCTTTTACTATTTTTTGACCTACTTCTGTAGCGAAAGTAGTCAATGTTTTTTTTACTTTCTTATTTTTTAAAAGCGTAGTAAGTTGAGCTGCCCTGCTATATGGTTTTACAACGCTTGGGTTTTGGCTTTTTATATTCAACCCTGGTCTTTTTGGTATGTTTACAGGTCCTGGCATTATTTATTTTTTTATATTGTTATTACATTCTTTCAATGGGTTTTTTCATTTTTTGAAAATTAGGAATCGGTTTTTTGTTTTTCACAGGTGGAGATGGTTTCTTTGCGTTGTTTTTTTTAGGTCTGTTAGTATTTTTACTAAATTCTGTTGGTTGTTGTCTTAACATTTTATTTCTTTTTTATAGTTTTAATCTTTCCGTTAGTTGTTCTAGCGTACTTGTGAGTTTTTGTTTCTCTTATTAGAGTCCCATGGTATCTTTTACCTCCGTATAACCAGCTTACTTTTTTTGGCATATTAACTTCTTTTTCTGCTTCCTGTACTAGAAGACTTTCTCCCAGATGGGTAATTATGTGAACGACCCTTTGTTCTGCCTCCTTCTCCTGCTTTGCCTCTATTGCTTTTTATACTTCGGCATACGCAGTTAGAAGGGGTGTTATTTCTTGGATTACCATCTTTATGGTGTATCTCTTGTCCTGCTGGACATTTCTTTTTTCTATTTATTCTGTTTCTAGCAGCTCTATCTTTCTTGGCCTTTGTAGAAGATTGAAATTTCTTATACTCGTCTTTATAATCTCTAGCCATTACTTCTTTTTATTGTTTATAGATTTTATTATTCCATCTATTTTAGCTGCTTGAGCCTTATGCATTTTAGAAGCTTTTCTTAACTCAGCCGCAATGCTTTTTAATTTTTGTTTATTCATTTTACCATTTAGTTTTATTAGCCCAGTATGCAGCAGAACATTTTCCTTTAGCTATGTTCTTTGCGTGCCTAGCTTTAAAAGATTTTCTTCTAGCTTTAGATTTAGCATCTGTTTTTTTTCCCGCAGTACTAACGCCTTGCTGTCCAAAGCGTATAGTTTTTATATTACCGTTGCAGTTTGTAACTACAACATGAGATTTTGTAGCGTGACTAGGGGTTCTTTTAGGTTTATTCAGCCCGCTAACTCCAGCTCTTTTAATTGCTCCCGCTTTTCTACTCCCTGTTGATTTAACTTCTTTTGCCATTGTTTTTTATGTTTCTCATTTTAGCAGTGTATGCTGCAGCGGCTTGTCTAGCCTTAATTCTAGCAGCAGGCTCAGCAGGAGCATTAGCCGCCCTGCTTTTTGGTTTACCACATCCACATCCCATAATTATTTATTTTCTTTTGCGTGAGAACCATCACATAAATTATTCTCATTTTTTGTCTTACCACATGCACATTGTCCCATAATATTTTTTTTAAGGTTAATATACAAATATAAGAAAAATTTTATTAACATCATAGGACATGTTAATATTTATTATTATATTTGGGTAGTTTAATTAAATAATATGGACAAAAACAAAAAAACAGAAGAGCCTGGTTTACACACTAAAGCCTGGAGCCTAACAAAGTCGTTAACAAGATACGCTATGTCAGGGTTTCCTAATGTAGCAGAAGAAATTTACGAACAAAGAATGCTTATATGCCATGGATGCGAAAAGTTAAATAAAGAGAAAGCATCCTGTATGGTTTGTGGGTGTAAGGTAGAATATAAAGGAAGAATGGAAACAGAGTCTTGTCCACAAAAAAAATGGTAATGGAATTAGAAACAGGATTAATAAGAAAAATAATAGTTACAGCTGGAGATAGAGATATAACATATGTAAAAGGACAAACCATTGCTGGTGGGTCTATACAAATAGTAGATATAACTTTTGATTCAGGATGGGCGGAGCACTATGGGGAGGGTAGATATAACATCTACGTCATACCTAACAATAATAAATACGTTAGATTGTGGAAATCTATCCCTTCCAGCAAGTGTGTCCCAGAATATGAATTATCAATAGAACCTCAACTTAAATAATATGGAAATACAACCTATAGGTAGTTTTGTGTATGTAGAGATAGAAAAAGAAGAAGAAAACACACACGTGTTAGATGATGGAAAGGTTTTATATTTAGACACAAGTTATGATAGATACGTTAATGCCAGGCAGTATGGAACGGTTAAGTATATTTCTAAGTCAATAAGAAAAAGAGTTGATGATGGGTATTCTCTTAAAAAAGGAGATAAAGTTTATTTTCATCATTTTTGTATAGATGAAAAAATGGCTAGTGAATTTGGGGGAGAAAATATATACAAAGTAAACTACGAGCAGATATATTGTTTTGTAAGAGATGGTAAAATTACAATGACTATGGATTATGTTCTTGTAGAGCCAGTTCAATTAGAAGATAAAATAGGTCGTATTTATATAGAGTCTAAAGAGTCTGTAAAAAGAGGAAAGGTAAAGCACACTAATCAATTTTCTAAAGATGATGGTTTTAAAAACGGAGATGAAATACTGTTTATAAAAAACGCCAACTATGATATGATTATTGAAGGAGAAAGATTGTTTAGAATGAGGAACAGTGAGATACTTGCAAAAACAGAAGGAATAGAATGAGTAATATAGAAAAATCAGAAGTACAAGTTTATGTGGAGGAAACTTTACAAGAATTGTTAATAGCAGCTAAGTATGGTATATCTACTCTTATAGCTGATGTTAAAAGACCTATAGCTGATGACGTGGCAGACGAAAGACGTAAGTCTGCTTTAGAGTCTAAAAAGAAAGCTTTTATGGATGCTCAAGAAATGTTAGCAGCTTTAGTAACTTTAGAAAATAAAATAAAAGGTCAAGAAGTAATAGAAGAAGAAAAAGAAGATAATAATTTTAAAGGAGGGTTCTCCGAAAAATACGCTAGAAAAAAATGATAGAAGAAATAATGGAAATTGAAAAAGAAGACGATATAGTATACAACTCAATGTTTTGGTCTTACATGCTGCTCACTAAACAAACAACTTTTAGAAAAGTTTTAGATAATGACGAGGAGTTTGGATTGATATTTGACCCAGCTAATTTAAAAGAAGCAAACCCAGAAGAGTTAATAGATGTTCTTATAGAATACTTTGTTGAGCTAGAAGATTATGAAAAGTGTAGTGATTTAGTGTCTGCTAAAGAACTTTACAAGAATAAGTATATATAAAAAGAAATAACAGATTTTGAAAAAATCGGTATAAAAAAAAGGGGCTAACGCCCCTTTCTTATTATATATACTTAGATTATGCTTTTTTCCAGTATCCATATTCTATGTCACAATTAGCAGTATCAGCTCTTGCCTCTAATCCCACTCCATCGTTTATAGGAAAGAAAGCAAATTCTCCAGGACCTAACCTAGCGTATTGCACACTAGCTGTAGTTTGAAGAATGATAAAATTAGTTGCGTCTAAGTTTTTTGCATAGAAGTAAAATACTCCGCTTACTCCGTCATCTACTAACTCTTGGTTATCAGCAGTTGTTATAGATTGCCTAGATAAACCTTGACTAGGTAAAGTTGTTGTTAAAGTATCAGTTACCGTAATGCTTAACGCATCAGTAGAAGCATCTGTACTTGTTAACGTCAATGTTGGTGTTAATGTTGCCATGTTTTTTTAATTTTTATTAGTTAATATTACGTTGTTAATGCTATTTCATTTTTACCAACTAACGCTGTTAAAGTGTGGTTTACAATAACTCTTTGCCATCCTTGACCAAGACCAGACATTGTAATGTGAGATTTACTAGAAGTAGTACCTCCTATAGAATCATTTGAATCTTCTTCTACAGTAGATATATTTACATTTCTAATTAATCCACTAGCAGTTTGGTCTGGAAAATCAACTATTCTTCCATTAACATTAATTTGTTCTAAGTCTAATAAAGAACCTTTCCCTCCTAAATGCATTATAAATTGAGTTTTAATAGAGCCTAAAAGTTCAGCAACTTCTACGAAATCTACATGAGAAGAATCAATCTGAGCCTTGTTAGTTCTAGATTTATCATACCATATAGCAAACTTTTCAGAACCAGCACCATCTTCATAAGCAAGAATAAATCTGTCTAAGTTAACAATCATTTCAGTAGCAGTAGTGTATGTTACTCCGTTTTTTGCGTTAACTGTCATTTGTTCTAGTTGGTTTGAATAACCATCAATAGCAGATAATGCTGTTTCATCTGTTTCTACCACAATTGGGCTTGCAGACTGTGCTCTATCGTAGTAAAGTAAGTGTACTTTTGGGGCAGCTCCATCGCTAAGCCATCCGTAGACAACTCCTTCTGAATTTAATCCCATTTCTCTTTTACCAGCTGTTTCGCCAGTAAAATCTCGGTTGCCATATTTCGTGACACCTAAGCTAAATAAGTTCATAATTTTTTTTTTTTATTAATAATTGATTGAATGTAATGCAAATATAGTTAAATCATTGTATATATGCAAATATTTTCATATATTTGTATTCATGTCAAGTAAAGTAATTTATGGGATACCAGTTAATATTCCAAAAAAACCTTCTAAGCGTTTTATATTAGGTTCTAATAAACCTAAGAAGAAACAAAAATGGGAAAGAACTGAGCTCCCTGACAACTGGGAATTATTAGCAGAGTCTAAAAGAGCAAGGTTTATAGAGCAGGAGTTTAAAAGAAGAGTAGAGGGGGTTTGGTTTATGAATAATGGTGAGGCTACTTATTTGACGGGCTTACATTATTATTATTTAAATTGGTGTAAAATAGATATTGGATACCCAGATTACTGGGATAGAGATAGAAGGTTTTTCTATGTTTGGGACAGCGTAAGAAGCAGTTCTAATTGTTATGGTTTGATAATGCCTAAACATAGAAGGCAGGGGGCTTCGTGGAAAGCGTCAGCAATAATAATGCATGACATAACTTTATCCTACAATTCCAATGGAGGAATTATGAGTAAGACGGGTTCGGATGCTAAGAAGCTCTTTGACAAGGTTGTGTTTATGTTTAGAAAATTGCCTGATTTTTTTCAGCCAATTATTGAAGGTACGGATTCTCCTAAAACAGTGCTGTCGTTTAAAAAGCCTGGAGAAAAGATTACTAAAAATAATGTTAAGGTAAAAAAGTCAGAAGCTTTAGATAGTCAGATAGATTGGAGGAATACAAAGAATAACTCTTATGATGGAGAAAAGTTAAAAACATTTGTTTCTGATGAGGGTGGTAAGTGGCTAGAGGCAGATGTTTCTAAAAACTGGCAAATAGTAAAGCCTGCATTATCTGAAGGTATTAGGATAATTGGAAAAGCATTTTTACCTTCAACAGTTAATGAGATGGAGGCAGGAGGAAAGGCTTTTAAAGATATATGGGATGATTCAGACCAAGAAGATATGATTCCTGGAATTAATAGAACGAAATCTGGATTGTTTAGATATTTTACTCCTGCTTACGATGGGTTTGAAGGATTTATAGATGAGTATGGGAATAGTATTATAAATAACCCAAAAAAAATAGTGCTTGATAAGTATGGAGAAAAAATAATTATAGGAAGTAAACAATATTTAGAAGGAATAAGAGAAAGTTTTAAAAATGATACAAACAAACTTGCTGAGTATAAAAGACAATTTCCGTTTACTCCCGAAGAAGCTTTTAGGGTTAGTACAGATGACTGTTTATTTGATTCAGAAAGAATTTATCAGCAAATAGATTATATAGAAGGAACTGGAGGAAGTATGGTTACAACAGGAAATTTTATATGGAAAAACGGAGAAAAGGATTCAGAAGTTATATGGACACCAGATAGAAAGGGAAATTGGAATGTTGTTTGGTTGCCAAAAAAAGAAGACAGTAATAAAATGAAAATAAAACGCTCAGGGAAATACCCTGGAAATGAATTGCACATTGTATCTGGTTGTGACCCTTTTGACCACGATACTACTACTGACGGTAGAAGGTCTGATGCGGCATCTTATATTTTTAAAAAATTAGATGTGCATGACCAAGACAATTCGCAAATGTTTGTTGCTGAATATATACATAGACCTCCCAAAGCAGAAATGTTTTTTGAGCATATGTTAATGCAGTGTGTTTATTATGGATGCCCTATTCTTGTAGAAAATAATAAGATAGGTCTTATTCAATATTTTAAAAGAAGAGGTTACGAAAAGTACCTAATGGCAAGACCAGAATCAACACACACTAAGTTTAGTAGAAAACAAACTGAAGTTGGTATACCAGCTACAGGAGCTGCAGTAGCTAATGCTATTGTAGATTCAATACAAGCTTACATATATGATTATGTAGGTTTTAATGAAGAGGAAGATGAGATAGGAAGAGTTTTTTTTATAAGACTATTAAAAGATTGGTTAGAGTTTGATATAAATGACAGAACAAAATTTGATGCAACTATGGCTTCTGGATTTACTTTGCTTGCTTCACAAAAACATATAAAACCAAAAGTTGAAATAAAAGAAACAGGACCTTTTGTAAAAAGATATAGCAATAAAGGTATAATGTCTAAATTAATATAAATGAAAAACAAAAATTATTTTGGGTTTCCAAACCCATTAGCTTCACGAGAAGAGAAGTTAGAAAAAGAATATGGACTACAATACATGAGACAAATGTATAGAGAATGGGAAGACTCAGGTTCTGGCGTAAATGTCATGAGCACTAGAAACCAAAGGTTTAGAAGATATAGAGAGTATGCAGAAGGGATGCAGTCTGTAGACCAATACAAAGAATTAGTAGGTGCAAATGGAGATAGTTCTTATCTTAATTTAAACTGGGAAATTGTTCCTATAATACCAAAATTTGTTGACGTTTTAGTTGGGGGTCTGACCAATCAAGATTACAATATAAGATGTACAGCTATAGACCCTATTTCTGTAGATAAGAAGAATGAAGACAGATGGGCTGCGTTAACAAAAATGTCAATGCAAGATTTTGCTCGTGAGGCAACAGGATTAACTGGACTTCCTTTAGATAAAGATTTTGAAGACCTTCCAGAAAGCAGGGAAGAATTAGATTTATATATGGAGCTTAATTACAAGCAGGCTACAGAGATTGCTATGGAGCAGGGTATTGAGCTTACTTTTTATTTAAATGATTGGGATGAGATAAGAAAAAGAATTATTCGTGATTTAGTTTCTTTAGATATAGGGGTTGCAAAAACTGGGGTAGAAAATGGCAAGATAACAATGCGTTATGTTGACCCTATGAATTTTGTTTCTTCTCACTCAAGTAATCCAGATTTTAAAAACATGGAGTATGCTGGAGAGGTTATGTACATAAGCATTCATGATTTAAAAAGAATGGCTGGAGAGGAGTTTTCAGAAGAAGATTATTTAAAAATAGCTGAGTCAGTTTTAGGAAAACATGGTAATCCTGGAAAAATGTCCTTAAGTAGTATTAGCTATAACGGGTACGAAACAAATGAATATGATGTTTACAAAGTAGCTGTTCTTGATGGTGTTTTTAAATGCACAGATGTAATGCATTATGAAAAGAAAGGAAATAGATATGGAGGTTTTTCTGTAAACAAAAAAGACACAAAATACAAGCCACCAAAAAACCCTAGATATAAAAGAGAAAAAATAAACTCTTCTGTTGAAATGATATATAAGGGAAAGTATATAATCGGCACTGATTTTATATTTGATTATGGAACTGCTGATAATATTGTTAGGCCTAAAAGTAATTTATCAAGAGCATTAATGCCTTACGCTGTTTATGCTCCTAATATTATTAATATGAATAACAAAGGAATGGTTGAAAGAATGATTCCTTTTGCAGACCAAATACAATTAGCACATTTAAAAATACAACATCTAATTTCTAAAGTAAAGCCACAAGGCTCAGCTATAGAATTAGGGGCTATTGAAAACGTAGGAAAAGGAGATGGCGGTACTTTTACCCCTTTAGAGGTTCAGGATATATACCAGCAAACAGGTAATTTATATTATAGGCTTCAAATGGATGATGGGAATCAAGGAAATCCAAATCCTATTCAAGAATTACGAGGAGGTATAGGAGGAGCTCTTCAAGAATTAATAGCTATATATCAGTACAACTTACAAATGATAAGAGATGTTACTGGTATAAATGAAATTAGAGATGCCTCACAACCAGACAAAGAGTCTTTAGTTGGAGTTCAGAAAATGGCTTTACTTGCTTCTAATAATGCTACTAGATGGTTAAATCAAGCTTTTTTAAGTATCACAAAAACTATGGCAAAAAGTGTAGCTTTAAGAGTTCAAGATTTAGTTAATTATTCAGGAAGCTACAAAGGATATGTTCAGGCTATAGGCGACTTTAGTATGAAGGCTATTGAAGTTACAAAAGATGTTACTTTAGCTGATTACGGGATAATGATAGAACCTTTACCTGATGAAGAAGAAAAAGCATTGCTAGAACAAAACATACAAGTTTCTTTACAAGAAGGAGAACTCAGAATAGAAGATGCTATTCTTATAAGAGGGATAAGAAATATAAAACTTGCAAATCAAATGTTAATATTGAGGCGTAAAAAATATATGCAAGAGCAGCAAGAAATGGCAGCAGCAAATGCACAGTCTAATGCAGAGCAGCAACAAATGTCTATTCAAGCAAAAGCTCAGGCTGACTCTCAGTTAGCACAAATGCAAGCTCAATCTGAAATTCAAAAAATGCAAGCAGAATTTGAAATGAAAGAAAGATTTGCTCAGGCTGAACATAAAAGAAGAATATATGAGTTAGAGTATCAAGGAAATATAAAAAGCGACCATATATCTTTATCTCAGGACGATTCTGACTTAGTCAGAACTAAAGTGTAGTGTAAAATTGCAATATTCAAAATAATTTTGTATATTTGTAAAAGTTTAATTTAAATTTAAAAATATGAATGATAGATTTGAGGAGTTAGTAGCTAAAGGCTTGGGGGCCAAAATAGTTCAAGAAGAAGAAACTCTTACATCTGAGACAACTCAGAAAGAAACCCCAAAAGAAACTGTTTCTGAAAAAGTAGAAACAAAAGAAGAAAAAAAAGAAGAAGTAAAGGAAGAAGTTACTTCTGAAGAAAGTTCTTTGAAAGAAGGAGACTCGTCTCCTGAAGAAGAAAAAAACAATCCTACTGAGGATAAGGCTGTTACTCAACAACCTAATTTTGACGACCTGTTAAGCGAAAAGACTGACGGTCAATTTAAAAATTACGATGAGTTATTATCAGTTTTATCTAAAGAAGAAACACCAAGTGTTGAGTTTGCTAACGAGCAGATGGCAAAGCTTAACGATTATGTAAATAAAGGTGGTAAAATGGAGGATTTTTTTAGTACTCAAATAGCTAATTATGAAGAAATGAGTGATGAAGCGATTGTAAAAAATCACATGAAGTTTCAAAACCCAGAGTTAAGTATGGAGGACATTAGTCTTCTTTATGAAGATTCATATAAGTTAGATGAGGACGACTATACGGATAAAGAGGTAAAATTGTCTAAGATAAAACTTAAACAGAAAGCTTCACAAGCTTATAAAGAGCTTACTCAATTTCAAAAAGACACAGCAATTCCTGCATCTCAAAAAAATGCAGAAGCTGATAAAGCGGCTGTAGAAGAAAATCAGAAAAAATGGAGGTCTCAAGTTCAAGATACATTAAAAGATTTTGGTACGGTAGACTTTGATTTAAATGATAAGGGAGATAAATATACTTTTAAGGTAAGTGATGATTCTATGAAGTATGTGACAAATACTACTTTAAACCTTCCAGATTTCTGGAAAAGATATGTAAATGAAGACGGTACAGAAAATGTTTCTAAACTTGCTAAAGAAATGGCAATTTTAGATAATGTAGATTCTATAGTTAGAAGTGCATACGCTCAAGGAAAGTCAGGAGGAAAAGAAGATGTAATTAAGGATATTAAAAATCCATCATATACTCCAGAAAGTAAGTCTGAAGACAACAAGCCATTATCCATTCAAGACCAGATAAATCAAGAATTATCTAGTCGTTAAATTAATTATTAATGAATAAAAAATAAAATAAAATGGCATATTCATCAGGTACTGGATACGCAAACGGAATACCAAGTGCATTTCGTGTTGCGACAACAGAAAACTACGTGAACACATTAAATGTTCACATGCCAGAAGTTGCTGAAGATTTCGTTTCTAGATACGGAGACCAATCTTTAACAGGACTTTTGGAATCAATCGGAGCTCACGCTCCAACGTCTCAACGTAAGTTTGAGCACTATGAGGATGACTTCATCCACCAAAACTTTGGATTACAAGGAGCGGCTACTGTAGCTGTTGCTGGTACAACTGTTACTTTAGCAAATGCTGACTCTGACGATGGTACTGCTACAGGTAACTGGTTCGTAAGAGTTGGTGATGTAGTAATGTCACCTCTTGGAGAGCTAGCTCTTTGTACTGCACGTCCAGCTACAAACACTGCAACTTTAGTTGCTTATAATGCTGCATGGACTGCAACAACTACTGCTCAAAGATTAATCATAATAGGTAATGAATGGACTGAGGGTACTAACCAGCCAACTGGTATTACTCCTGTTTCTAATCACTACTTTAACTATACAATGATTATGAAAGAATCATTTGATGTTACTGGCTCTGAAGCTACTAACAAAACTTGGTTTAAAGTAGACGACCCTTCAACGGGTAACTCAGGATACCTTTGGTATTTAAAAGGTGAAGCAGATACTCATAGACGTTTTATGAATTACTGTGAAACTATGATGCTTCAAGGTAAAATTGCTACTAACGCAAATGCTGCGTTACAAACTACAGGTACAATTGGTAATGGTGGTATTACTGGTTCTGAAGGACTTATTGAGTTCATTAGAACAGGTAACACTCAAACTTACTCTTCAGTAGCTGGATTCAACTTATCAGATTTTGACTCTATGATTCGTACATTAGACCAAAACAGAGGTTCTCGTGAGAACACAATCTGGGCTGGTATTGACTTATCTTTAGCTATTGATGATGGAATTGCTGCAATGTTTGCAGGTGGTGGTGTTTCTTACGGTGCTTTTAATGGTGCTGAAGAATTAGCTATAGCATTCGGATTTAAATCTTTCACTAGAGGTGGTTATACTTTCCATAAGAAAACTTATGAAGCGTTTAACTACTTACCAATGTTTGGTGCTGCTGGTTACAATCACCCAGGAATGGGAATGGTAATACCAGGAGACATGAGAAAAGATTCTAAAACTGGAAAGTCTATTCCTTCTTTAAGAGTTAGATATAAAGAAGCAGGTGGATACTCAAGAAAGATGGAGCACTGGTTAACAGGTTCTGCTGGATTGGCTAATCCAACTAACGAGACTGACGACATGCAATTACACTACAGAACTGAAAGAGGTTTTGAAGGATTTGCATCAAACAGATTCGTATTGTTAGAAAGAGTGTAAACTCTTAATTACTGAAAGAAGGGGAGGACAAGCCTCCTCCCTTTCTTTTTTTTATTAATTATATTAAATTTTATAAAATGGCAAAAAAAAGAAAAAGCACGATATATCAATTATCGCAAAAAACTGAAGCTCCAGCTACTCAGGGTAAAAATTACCCAGCTACAGCTAGAGTCCCATCGCTAGATGAAATCTACGATGAAGAAACAAACACAAACAGAATGATTCGTTATGTAATTGGTGAACCATCAATTTTTGAAGACGAGCAAACATCAGATAAACCTGTATTAGGAGATATTGTTTTTACTAATGGAATACTTCCAGTAGCATACAATCAAGCTACTTTAAAAAAATATTTAGACACTTCTAATTATAACGGGGCAAATCCTAATAGAATTGAAGATAAAAAAGTATTATTTCAAGCTATTGATAATGAGTTTGATGCTCAAAAATCTATGAAAGATATGGAGGTTGAGTATTTAGCTACAGATACTTTAATGAAACTAGACGCTCAAAAAATGGTAGGTTATGCTAGAGCTATGGGTCTTGATGTAGATAGAAGTATGTATGAAATCAAACACGACATGATGGTGATGGCTAAGGGTAA